CTGAAAAAGAATCAAACATTTGAGATGTGCTATTGGTCTCATGTCCAGAGTAATCCGTCGCAAAACCAACAGGGGAAACGCGTTTGAGGTGTTGGGTGAGTTTTTGCCAATCACTCGAGAAGACGTTGATACCAACGCAACACTCTAAGGTGATGTAATTGGTGTGCACAAAATCTAAGAAATGGCCAAAGTACTTGCGGAAAAGGAGAGTCTCATCTGTTGGGGAAGCGGTCACCCCACGACTGGAGGGAGTCTCTCCTGGCGCAACAATCACTCGCTCTGGCGCTCGCAATTCATCCTTCATGTTGTAATCGCCAATGAAGGGGGGACAAACTCCATCCCTCAGCATAGCCTCAGCAAGTTCTAGGTCATTGGCCAACCCTGGGTCAGTGATGACTCGGGGGGTCTGCTCAGAGAACATGAAACGCTTACCGCGGACATTTGAGGGTCGCCGGAGGGCATAGCGATAACCGGGGGCAGTGCTCAGGTCGAGTGGGTTTAGGTGAGGCAAGCCCCCATTAACACTCTCTTCGGCGGTGAGGAGGCGAGGTTCCGAAGAAGTTTTGACCGAGCGGAACAGGTCGCATATATCATCTAAGGCCCGCTTGGTGATCTTGGCGGGGAAGTGGGTGACGGGGCGACACAACTTGGCATAACTCTTGTTAGCGATATCACGGATGGAGTGCCCAGGTGAGATACTATGTTGAGGGCCAAGGACAGCAGGGAGATAATCACCCACAGCCCATTCCTCCTCAGCATACAAGGTCGGCCGATAGTCGGAAGTGGAAGGGCAGAAGGGCACCTTGTCCACCAGTCCAACCATGATGGAGTCACCAATGCGCTCAGAAGTGTTGAGATCAACGGGGAGAAGCTCGGGGACAGGTGCATGAGACACCACGATGTGTTCGGCAGATTCCACTATGCTATCAACAGTGGCGCGATCAAGCCTGACTCCTAAGCCGGTGTCTAACCGGCCATGAAACCCCTCGCTAGCAGTGTGCATGGCAAGG